AAAGCAGCACCAATTCCAAACGAAAGAGCAGCAATGCCGACACCGATAAGAATGTTGGTAGTCGCATCACCACCGGCACCTCCAATGACCGGAATGATTTTGATTACCTGCTGCCCGGAAGGATCGTGTAGCTCATTAAACGAGATGTCATAGTTTCCGACAATGATCTTGTAATAACGATCCGCCATATGCTTTTCGAGCTGCGGAAAGTTAGCAATCAGAAAGCGAATAGCCTCAGCTGCGTTGCTAACAGCGGCCTTGAACGTGCGGCGACCTAAGAATTTCGCCAGCTGCCCATAAACTCGAATTTCGCGGAGCATGAAACCAGCCGACCTTCATTCCATCGTACTGAAGTCGGGGTGGCGAAGCACGCGACCTGTGCATTTCTGCAGCCAGCCCCCGTACAGATCACGGCTCGACAATCTGCCACGCAAATGGTGCAGCACCAGCTGATCGCCGATGTAGACGCCGACGTGGTTGAGACCCTTGCCGCCAATCTGCATCAAAATCATGTCGCCGACCTCGATTGACTCGTCTTCGGTCAACGGTCTAAACCCTGCGCCCTTCCAGTTCTCTTCAAACAAAGGCGCATCCTCGAATTCCTGCACAGTGATCGGGCGGTCATAGTCGGGCAACTGCAATCCCTGCTCGGCGTACCAGTCGCGGACCAGTGTCCAGCAATCGGTAATTGCCCATGCCCATGTGCGACCGATTAAAGGTGCCTTGTAGCCCTCGGGTTTGCATTCATCCCATGCCTCGGTTTTGGGATTAACGATGTACCAGTGCAGTCCGCTGAGTTCGCACGAAACCCGATCAGCTTGGCTGGGGGCTGGGTTAGTGAACGGGTGGCTGTGGATAACCGCGACAACTTCGCCTTTGTCTTCTGCCTCTGCGTAATCAGCTGGGTCAAGAATGAACTGCTCGGTTCCTTCTGACAGGTTTTTGCACGGCCAATAACGTTTTCTACCTTTGACCACCACCAGCAGCCCGCATGATTCGCGGGGATATTCCGCCTTTGCGTGCTCAAGTGCGTCAGTGCGCCAAATCATGCGTAGAACGTGCCGACACCGGGGAAGCCCCCAAAGGGTAATTCGGCTGTAGCACCAAAGCGCAACTTGCAGCTGTCTAAGCGCTTACCGCAAACGTCATCACCTGCACTGGCCACCGGGTTGTCGTTCGCATCGAAATAGCTCGTGCCTGTATAGCCGCACTCAGTTGAGCGGTAGACCCACTGGCAGAAGTTGGCGATGCACTGCCGTTTCGGGGCTCGTACCCCAGCCAAGTCAAATACAGCTGCCAGCTCGAACTCCACTAGATCGCGGGTTTCGGTGACTTTGCGATCGACGTAGTAAATCTCTTGCGGGAACTCAGCAGTCGGATCAGGTGTGCCGTAAGGATTTGTGCCTCCGCTGAAATTCGCGGCGTCAATGTACCGCGCCATGGTGCGGATACGGGTCAGCTTTGCGCCAGCTAGATCGTTGCCGGCGGTGAAATCGTTGACCGCAAGCAAGATTGCCGTGATTGTGCCAAACACGTTGGAGACGCGAATCGTTGGGCGCGGCAGGCTGCCCTGACCGTTGTACTGAAACCCGGTGACTTCAATCGGGAAACGTTGGTAAGCCTGACCATTCCAGATCAGCTCACCGTTGGCGTCCATGTTGCTGCCGGCGTGGAAGTAATAAACCGTGCTGGCACCATGAACAGCTGCATCAAGCTCAAGCTGGAACAGCTCGATGATGTGGCTGGGATTGATCTTTTGAAGCTCTGAAACCGGGATTGTCATTACGGCTCAAATACCTCGCGGAAGGTTGCCGAAATCGTTGCACGGTTTAGATAGGGGATCGCTTTAGTCCATTGGGTGCAGACCCACTTGTATGAAGTGGCTTCGTCAAGGGGGGTCCAGTCGAAGCTGGCTGAGTCCTCAGCGCGGGCTTGTAGGAATGTCTCGATCGTGTCAGCGTCAGTTTCGGAGACGTTCCAGGTCAAGCTCCACTGCCGTGGATTGACGTGACCTGGAATGCCGAAAGCAATCCGCTGCTCATATCCGTCACCAAATTGAACAGTGCGAGTTTTGGGTTGGTTGGTCTTTTGAGCGCCGTAGGTCGGCGTTATCGATGGGAAGGTAGCCATTAGGCGAGCAAGCCTCCAGGACGCTTCTGTTTAATTAGCTCAGCTTGCACGGCAGCGCCGAGTGCTTGACCAAGCATATTTGCTTGAGAAGAATCGCCCTGAACCGAGCTGCCGGATGCATCGACATTAACGGTGACGTTAGCGCCGCCAAGGCTGTCATTAGGTGCAATGCTCCCAGTTCGCCCTGGAGTAAAGAGTTCAGGACCCTCCTCGCCGACGAGGTAAGAGGAACCGCCTGTAACAGTTCCCCCGTTAGCTCGCGGAATTAAGCCGCCTAGTAAGCCACCGCCGGTACCAAACCCTGAGATCGTGCCAAACAATGCAAGATTAACGGCGACGTCTAACAGCTTGCTAGCAATGTCATTTAGCATGTTAGACGCAGCTTCTGCCAGCGACTGTGTGCCTTGTATCGCGCCTTCTAATGCATCAACGACTCCATTTTTAATTGATGCGCCAACATCCTCATACAGAGCCTTCAGTTGCGCTGCCGCCTCTTTCTGCGCCTCCTTCAGCTTTTGTGCTTCTTTAACCTGGTCCTGAAGAGACTGAAGGTTCAAGTTGTTTTGATAAAGGACATTCCCTTTTTCCTCGCCATGTTCCTCAATCAGATCTTTTAGCAAGTATGCATTGCGAACCTCTTCCTCGTTGCCATTAAGGATTGCTTGCTGAATAGCTTGCTCCTTATGGAGGTCGTTAATTGCCTCTTCAAATGCAAGCTGTTGCTGATCTTGCAATGCATAGGCAGCCTGCTCAAGCTCAAGAGCCTCTTTTGCTAAATCGCGCTCTTTCTGTTTTCTCTCAACTTTTTTCTTGCCGGCTTCCTCCTCTTCGGGGGCACTAGGCATTGTTGTTAAGCCGCCAGTAGAGGCTTGGCTTATCTCGGATGCGGCGCCAGCAGCGATACCCTCCCTGAGCTTTTTCTCTTCCTGGGTAAGGCGTACTATGTCTTGCTTGATATCATGCAACTCCCTGCCTGTAGCAGTAAGTTTTTCCTGCCTTAGCAGTGCAATCTGTTGCTGCGTTGCATGTAGCTCCGTCCGTGCTTTATGGAGAGCCTCGGAATCACCAGTGGCAGCTGCTTTTGCTGTCTTTTCCGCTTGTGTTTGATAGCTTGCTAACGCAACTGTTGCCGCTGTAATCCCTGCAGCAAGGGCTACCCAAGGTCCCGCTGCGATAAGCGTCGCTACACCTATAGCTTTAATCAGAGCGATCGCTGTTGTTAAGAGCGGATTCAGGACTAAAACCGCCGCAGACAGTGCTACAACAGCAGCAGTAGTTGTCTTGACTGGCTCAGGTAGATCCGTAAAGCTCTTAATCGCCTGAGTTAATGAATTAAGGATCGGAGTAAAAGCAGGCAGTAATTGAGTCCCTAGCGCCTGCGATAATTCTGCCTGCGACGCCTGGAAGTCACGCAATTTCCCAGACGTGCTATCGAGCGACTGTTGAAGAATGTCGGCACCTTCAGCCTTTACGCTCCGTAAAGCCTCGATCAGAACAGGAGCAGAGACAGCACCTTGTGATGCAAGTTCCTTAACCTCTCCACGCGCGACACCAAGGACTTTTGCAACAGCGTCAATGACTTGTGGCGTCGCCTCATTGACTGCACGATACTCTTCGCCTTGTAGTTTTCCTGCGCCAAGGGCTTGGTTTAACTGAAGCTGTGCAGACGCCGCCTCCTGGCTAGAAACCTTATTGATGGCAAGGATCGTATTAAAACCATCGTAGATATCTTGGATCTCAGTCAGGCTTGCACCTTGTGGTCCAAGACGGTTACCCAGATCAATTAAGGAGTTTAAGACCTCCGTCTGCGAGAGCTTAAAAGTGTTCGCAGATTTCGCAGCAACCTGCTGGACCCCAGCAAGCTGATCAAAGCGATCGACTAAAAGCTCCGCTCTCTTTGTAGCAGTCTCAAGCTCGACCCCTGCTGTTACCAGCCCCTTGATCGTAGAAAATCCTGCATAAGCACCGACCAGACTTTGAACAGCTCCAATCTGATCTCTTACTTTTTGGGTACTTTTTTCGGTCTCACGCGCAAATTGCACAACATTATTTGCTGCCCCTTTTGCCGCGCTTTTTAATTTCTCGAACTGCTTATCAAGGTCGCCTACAGCCTGCTTGACCTGCTTAAGAGGGTTTAGCGCCTTTGACGCATCAACGATCAGCTGTACAGACGAGGGTGCCACTGCCGCTGCCTACTAATACCTAGATCTTACCGGCGCCGCATTTTTGCGCGTTCCATCTCCCTCTTTTCTCTCTCGCCCTTCACTTCAAAGTAGGCGGCGTAATAAACAAACTCAGCATCAGTCAGCTCGCTCCGTAGACGGCTGACTGTCATGCCAAGCTCGCAGGACAGGAAGAACTCAAAAAAGAGCCAGTTGTCCTGCTTTAGTCGTTTTTTGCGTCTTCTAGCTTTTCGGCTTCTCCAAGACCGAACAAGAACAGCTCAAGCTCGTTCAGGACAGACTCAGGCAGCTGCCGCTGAAGTTTCGGTGCGTCAGCAGCAACGAAAGCCTTGTCTCCGTTTTGCAGCTCAGCCATCTGACACAGCATCTGGGTGCTGATGTCTAGCGCCTCTTCAGTGCCGGCGAGCGATTGCGCTTTTTTCCGGTCAGCGCGGGTAATCGGACGAAAGTAAAGATCCACCACAGGCTGCCCTGCGGCGTTCTTTAGAACAAACTTGCGGCGCTGGCTGAGGTCAAATGCCTCAACCAGCAAATCCACAGTACGTTTGGTGCCTGCCATCAGAGCCTATTTAATCGCTCTG